GTTTTATAAAACGACACCATCAAAAAGTTATGAGTCACCAAGGCTTTTAGGTTAGTTAAAGCATAGGCATCTAATGGGTGGCTTGCTCTACCTGCCACCAACATCAAACTATGCACATAAGCTACGGCTCTTGGCAAATCTTCAAGCGGTATTTGGTCAATGCTATCAACACCCATGAATTGATGCACCATTTTGTAAGCATCACTGTAATTTAATGATGACTTAGCCACCAAAACATTAACTGCATCTTTTAATGGTACACGGTCAGCAACGGTAGTTTTCGGTTTTGGCTCGGTTTTTTCAACTTTGGTTAAAACTGGCTGACCGACTTCTTTATCCAGTAAGTCCAAAACCCATTTGCGAAATTGTTTTGCTACTTCTGTTTTGGCAAACATTGCTAACAAATGGCAACCGCGCAATGAGAAAAGGCGCACAGACATAGTAACTTTGCCTGTTTTCCTAACGACGCCCATTTTGACCGTCGTTGTCATATGGCTTGTAAATTCATCTTTATTGCGGTTATATATTTTTGAAACGCTATCGGTTTCAGCATATCCTAGTGCTTTTGCAAGTTCGGTAGAAGTTAACCAAATCTGCCCATCATTTTGAGCAACTGGGCTAAACGTGACATCATTAAAAGATAATGCTAAACTTGACATGGAATATTCTCCAATATGTCGGTGATTGTTCTAAGCCCTTTGCAAAACTTTCCACGGAGATGTAAGGGGCTTTTAGTTTCTGACACTAACTGCGTATCATTGACACTATAATATTATCATACTATAATGATGTCAAATAAAATCTTTAAGGAAATAAAAATGCAGTTTGAGAAAGCCCCAAATCACGGTCGAACTTTAACGCAAGATGACTGGAAGCGCACCCAAATTCGTATGCCTCAAGATTTATACGCAGATTTAATGCAATATGCTGAAAAAAATAATATATCCTTGAACTCTGCTATGATTGAGTTAATGGACAAGGGTCTCGAACAATCAGCAATGCAAGAGCCATCATTAAGAGATGAAATAGTCGAATTACACAGACAGTCAAGAGAAATTCTAGAAACGCTCAAGCTTTTAAAAGAAAAACCCACTGCTTGAGTGGGTTTATTTGTTAATTAAACTTCTTGCATACAGTATCATTTACAAACTCACCTATTGTACCTGGATAAGTCGGCGAAAAATCATTTTGGGATAATAACGAGATATTCGCCTTATCACTCCAAATTTGCTCATCCTTGCTATCATATCGTACTGCGGCTCTTGTAAAATGTGCTTTTGGGTCACAGGTTACATAGTAGTTTATGACTGTTCGTGCGATACCATCATTTCTCTGTTTTGAACCTTTTTTATATTCTTCTTTTAAAAATACAGAATGCACAGGCGTTTGGTAAGAGCCAACTAGATGCAAATTAATTTTTTCCAGAGAATCTACATCCATATAGGTTACTGTCTTTTTCTGAATAGAGTCGTTTATTTCAACCCAATTCGCACCAACCGCCACACTTGTCATCAGCAAGCCAAAAATCGCTACCGCTAACCGTTTCATCATTCAACTCCTTATCTAAGTCGGATTTTCACTATACCCGACCTAGCAAGAATTAAGCAACAATTATCCGCCACCTTTCATCAAGTCCGCCACGTTAAATTTGCCAATGCCTTGCTGAGATTGCACTGGCGGCTGCGCTTGTAAATCTGATACCTTAAACTGTCCTATCGGCTGTGGCGTCTGCTGCTTCATTAAGTCTGCCACATTAAATTTGCCCAATGGTTGCGGCTTTTGTGGCGCCTGTTTCATCAAATCAGCGACATTAAAACGACCAAGTGGCTGCGGTGCAGCTTGCCCGCCGCTTTGGGGTGTATAACCTTTATCGCCAAGCATACCTGCGAGAGAAGATAGATAATTTCTTCGGCGCGCATCGTGTTTTTGCCAGTTAAAAGGTACTCGTCCACCACCTTTACCGCGTATCGTATTTTGCCCATACGCCCAAACAATATAATTCCTGCCCAATTCTTGAGCGAACTGTTCAGGGCTGCCGTTTGGATTATTCAAAAAGTTGCGTAATTTTCCTTTGTAACCCGTCAACATTTCACGAACAGAAAACGCCGCTTGTGCGTTTAGGTTGGCTTGGCTTTGCTGACCTAATACACCTGCATTTCGCATGGCGTTGAGCACTTGAGTATCACGCCCTTGATTCCACGACAACATACCGACATTGCGGATAATGTTGCCATTTTTATCCCTCGCTGGGTCGGGATGCGTGCCAAACAAAGTATTTGGGTTAAAACTATTTTCGCGCCCCACTTCAGCCGTGATTGCCATCGCTTGATTATGTGACAACCCTGCATTGCGATAGGCTTTATACACTCCTACATTAATTGGCGTACCATCATTTAGTTTGGCTACCATAATTTAAAATCCATAAGCTGATAACGGTGGTCTTGGTTTGCCGCTTGGCGTTTTGGGCGCTGCGATACTTTCAGGTGGGGCAGACGCGGCAGGATAAATCGGGGCTTCTTTGCCGTAGTTTGAGTAAACTTCTTCCACTTTGCCTTGTTCTAAAGCCACTGTTTTTTGCGCTACTCGTTTTAATTCAGCCAGTGCATTAGACACGGCTCGGTTATCCGTCAATGGTGTTGATAAGATTACCTTGGCGGCGCGCTGTGCATCGCCTTCAGTCTGAGTGCCTTTCGCCATTTGCAATACTTCATTGACCATACCTTTGATGTTTGAATTCAAACGCTCATAAGCCAAGCTACTTTCATTGCTATTGCCTGTTAAATTTCTTGCAACATTGCCCGCATTGCCTAGCAACCCAAGACTTAATTTACCCCCTTGTTTTGGGTCAAGGTCTTTGATTGATTGCTCGATTTTATCAATCGTATTTTGTGAGCTTTGAATTCTATCCCGTGATGTAGAAACTAGATTCAAGGCACTTGCAGGCATGGGTTTGTTGCCGATGCCATTACCCAATGACGTAGCTTGCTGTCCAGTTTTAGGGTCAATAAAAGCGTCTGCCGTACCGTCAGGGTAAACGGTATAAACCAAACCGTTGATTAGCTGCTGCTTACCTTGTTTTTTGGCGGCTTCAATCTCTTTTTCCGTGCGATAGGTGGCTTGATTGGCGGTATATTTAGTGCCTTCAAGCGAATTATCGCTTGAGTACATCGTACCTTTTAGGCTGTTATCGCTACTATACATACTTGCCTGCGTAGTGCGGATATTGTTATTCGCTGACGTAGTATTATCGCGAACATTGTTATTGGTCGATGTCTCGTTATTCAACACATTATCAGCCGTGGGAAGAATATATTTCGGGTCTTGAGCGCCCCTATATATTGCCATTGCATATTCTCGTGCCAACTTGAGGTCGCTTGGCAAATTATTGATAAAGCCTACCTGCTGGTTGTAAGTGGCTTCATCAATCTCCCCACGGCTTTTTTGCATTTCAAGCCGAGCAAGCCCCGCATTTTTGCCGCCCTCGAGCACCGAACCCCAAACCATGCTGTTTAGCTTAGCGTTTTGGTCGATGTCCATCCCTTTCGTTTCAGCGCTGATTTTTCCTTTTTCAGCATCAATTTTACCCGACTCTGATTTTAATTTACCGGTCTCTGCGTCTGTTTTACCCAAATCTGAATAAAACTTCAAACCATCTCGCACCGATTTAACTTCAGCCGCTCGATTATCGTTGTACTGCTGCATAAGCTGTGGGGCAAATAGCTTGTGCTTTTGAGCAAATGCTTTTTCTTCCTCAGGCGTATCAAGCTGATTCATGTCGTTAATTTGACGAGCAAGCAGTAATTTACCAAACGCACCGCCAAGCTCGCCCAACATATTCATGTTATTAGCTTGCTGAGTCTGGGCATTAATCGCCCCGTTGGTGATGATACTAGGGTCTAACATAACTCACCTCAAATTACTGGATTCATAAATTTAACTGCCGTGCCCGCCAAACCAAGCAACGACCCAAAACCATTAGCGACACTATTACCCGCTGCAATTGTGCCTGCCGCTTGTGAGTTGGCGCCTTGCATGGTGTTGTTTGCAATCGCTTGCGCGGTTTGTGTGCCTGCGCTACCTGTTTGCGCTGCCGCATTTTGCCCAATGCCTACCAAATTAGACAAGCGGTTGTATTGGTTGGTTTGGTCAGCATTAAATCGATTATAAGCATTTTGATACTCTTGGCTCGCTGACTCTTGACCATAGTTTTGCAGGGCTTTAAGCGTTGCCCCCGACAACAAACCGCCTTGTGACGCTGCGCTACCTTGAATGGCGTTATTGCCTTGATTGACGCGAAATTGGTAACTAGGGTCATCATAAATATCTTGACCTGAATAGGTTTGATTAAAAAAACCATTAGGCTGCATTTTGCCCATTAACTGCGCCAGTGCATCACTGCCAGCCGTGCGATAGGGGTTTAAATCACCACGCACCTGCTCAAACATATCTTTTTGAATTTGGCTTGATTTCTCTGCCGCCTTTGCTTGAATATTTGCCGCATTTTTCGCGGCTTTCGCTTGTTGATTTGCCCCAGTGATTGAGCCGATGGCTTTACCGACAAATGACATGTTAACTCCCTAATTTTTTAAACATAATGGTTTCGATGGGCACAAAGCCTTTTTTGTACCACATCAATGCGCGGTCATTTGGATCAAGATTTGCAAGTGTCCAAAAACTTGCCTTCTGTGCAATGTACTCTTGGCTAAAGTGTAGTAGCTTGGTCGAGTGTCTGCGGTGTTCAGGCAATACAAAGATAGCGTCCGTATGCGCTTGGTTGTAGCCCTTGTGCCTTGCCATTGGCGAAATAACTACCCAGTGAAATCCTATCGCTGTGCCGCTATCACGCATGACCAAGCAATGCAGCAAGTCATTGTTGTCTAGCTCATTATATGTGTCATGGTCAAAATCCAGCGGCAATCCAGTAATATCGGCTTCCACCAACGAAAACACCTGTTCACATAGCGGCATAAGCTCATCAATGCAGTCCGCCCATTTTTCGCGGTCAATGGTTATCATACTGACTGTTCCATGATTGATAGCGTGGCATTGGCGCCTTGCCCAACAAGCACCACTTGCATACCTTCAGTGAGTACATGGTTGATGACTTCAGGGCAAAGATAACCTTCATTGGTGCCCAGTGTTTTTTTAACCAAGCGATTAGACGCTTGCACTGAGCCACTGGCAGGGACTAAATACACCTCAATGCTGATCGGGCTTGCTGTGGCGTTGTGGAATGTTAATGCGCGAATTTGTGCAACTGACAGCCCGGGCACGACATAAGCAATATTATTATCCGCAACTAGACTTTGTGGTTTAAATGGGTTTAGGTATCGAATCATGGGGCAATAATCTCACTGGTCGGCATAGCGACCATATCAAAAGGAGGTGATGGGTTTACAGATACAGCAACCATCGGCATAGTTTCAACTTGCATAACGGGCAATGCTACTGTATCGAACTGGGTATTAGACATATTTAGCAACATTTGCCCTGTTAGCGACTGTGTTGGCAGTTGACTTGATAGCTGCAATAAAGTGAGCAAGTCCGCCAAATCGCCTGTGTTGAGCATCGATGCAAGACGCTCAAAGAATCGCACCCAAGTTGGGTTCATCACGCCATTGCTATACATCGGCTCAATAATTGGCACTTGCGATACGCGGGGAATTTGTGGCATTTATCTCACCTTTGCTTTTGCGCCCAATAAAATTAATCTTGCTGCATCAGTCATGCGCACCCGAAATACACGGTTAAACGATTGACCAAGACGGCGAAAAATCAGCCGTTTTTTGTACTCACCAATACCACCCAAGCTTTCTTGTCTATCGTTTGACCAGGTGCGCCCTTTGTCATCTGACCAATCGAACATGATTAGCGGCTTGGCATTGTCATCCTGCCCCACTTGGGCAATGATTTCGACTTCATCAAAAACAAGGCGCTGCCCCTGTGGGTTTAGGCATGGCGTCACCCGCTCACGCATGATTAAGCTACCATTATCTGTTTGGCAGTTTGGGCATAATCGATACACCAAGCCATTAGCGCGGTCACCCACCAAATGCTCACCCTCAAAAAAACAATGGCTGTTAGCGCGGTGATGTTCGTGGCTAAAGGTTTGGGTGTTGTAAAAACTTCGCTCATGCCACATTTGCACTGACGCGTCATACACCCATGTTTTTTGAGCGGTGGGGAAGCTAATCACATAAAAATTATGCCCCTCGCGCTGATAGCTAAACGCATAGGCGTCATCAATCTGCGCGTAACTGGCAAGCTCATTTTCAATAGCATGGTTGCTAATACGGCTGACTTGATAGCCTTGCGTCATCACAATTTGCGCGTTACCGTGTTCAGTTTGTGACAGCCAAATCAAGCTACTACCAAACGCACTAACGGAGTCTTTAGCCGCGCAGCCTACTGGGATATAGGCGCCCGATGTACGCTGATAGGGCAAGTCCTGCGAGCCTGTGCTATTCCAAATTTCAGTGGTTTTTACACCGATTAACCATAATTGCCCGTTACTTGCAATCACGCGCACTAGGTTATCGCTTTGCGCTTCAGCGGTGGCGTAATTTAGCGCGGTTGTCGTGGTGCTTAATAAGTTTGACCATTGTATTTTGCCGCTATTGGGTACCGACCAAACAAACCGAGAGTCTAAAAACGTCACCGATGACGCACCAAAAAAGCCAGTGTCATCATTAATCAGTAGCTTGGTCAAACTGTTATCCGCCATTTTGTAGCGGTAGGCATCATTACCCACAATCATCACTTGCACACTGTCATCAGCAAACGTCACTAAGTCAGTGCCGCTAATCTCACCAATCTGCTGTGACGCGCCATTTTTGACAACGTACAATGCTGTGCCAGCCACCACTAAAAAGCGGTCAGGCAAGGTATAAAGCCCACGGATTGCGCCTGTAAACTCATATCGTTTATATAGTCCTTCGGTGGGCAACAATGCGCTTACTGACTGCGTATTGCCACTTTCAATGACCTGTGGATATAGATTAAGTGTGCGCTGGCAGTCAATCGCCCAATCTTGCAAGTGATAAGACTGCCCTACAATGGGGATATCAATAAGTGCAGTCACGATTACCTACTCCAATATTAATTGAGTTTTTGACATATAACGGGGTGATATTTGAGCGTTTGAGCAAGTTAATAGCATTGCGCTGATTGACCACCAACGCGCTCGCTGGCTCAACACCAAACATTGGGGCAATTTCAATGGCCAAGGTCAGTTTTAAAGCCCGCTCATACTGCTTTGGCAAGTGCAATTCATCGTGTGGGCATAGGTCAAATGGCAAGGTAAACGCCTTGATTTTAAGCTCACCGCCATCGGTATCAACGATAAATGACCAATTAGGGTTATCGACTTGGTAAGTCACACCAGCGTATTTGCTGTCATTGATGTCACGCACTAGGGTAATTAGCTTATCATCAAGCCAAGCTTTGTCCGAGATACTGGCGATTTCTGCGGTAACATCGGGACGAGCAAGCAGCTCACCACAGCACGTTAATTCATACTCACAGCAATCACCCTCAATCTTACCTACAAGGTAAGTATTGCGACCTTTTGACAGTGGAATAGTGATTGTGGTGGCTTTGTGGACATACAGCTTGTGCGTAGCCCACTGGCTTAAAATAT